CGACCATGATGTGTACGGGGACGCGGTGCAATGCGACTCCTGTGGGAAGTGGTCCTGCGAACAAAAGCGCATCGCAGAGCTTGAGGCCCAGCTTGCCGATGCGCGGGAGTGCCTGCGAATTTGGCAGGCAAGCGAAGAATCGCAGAGCGACGACGGACTCGATGCCGCCAAAAGGCTGAGGGATGCGCTACTACTGGAGGACAAGAGCGATGAATGATACATGCGATCAGTGCGGCAAAGAATTTGATCCCGACATGAGGATCGACCGGGAGGAGTATTGCCAATGCCCAGACCCCGATTACATGTTTGATGATCTAGAAGAGCCTCAGCGTGAGGCAGTTGAAAAATTGGAGAAGCGTATTGCAGAGCTTGAGGCAGAGAACGCGAAGCTGCGGAATACCCTCATAGCAGCAGAAGAAAGTCTAGCAACATATGTCGGCAGTTTTGGCTATCAAGACGGCGGAAAGCTGGTTCTTAAACAGGTGCGCCAAGCCCTTACGGGTAGGAGTGAGTGATGGGGCCTGTAGTGAAACATCGCCACGGCGGTATAGATTGGGACGATGCCCCGTGCCCTATATGCAAAGCTCAAGAGGAAGTAGTGCTTGAGTCACGAAGGAAACTTGCAGCCCAGCAAAGATATGAATCGGCGCTAAGGAAACTCGCAGAGCTTGAGGCTGAGAACGCAAAGTTACGCAGTTTGTGTGCCGCTGCTGAGTGGCAAGGTATTCGCTGGAGAAACGGGCAAGACGCTGAACACCGCGAATGGGATAAAACATGGGAAGCGCTACAGGGGGGCAAGAGCGATGAGTGATCCACGCTGTGAATGCGCCGTGGTGTGGCCCGATGACGAAGGTCATCACCCTGAGTGCCCGGTCGGTCGGCGCATCGCAGAGCTTGAGGCTGAGAACGAACGCCTTGCTGCTTCCATGTGAGCAGCAGAGCCTGTAAACAAACGGCGGTGGGAGCGACTGAAAGAACTTGAGGCCCAGCTTGCCGAGGCGCGGGAGTGGCAAAGAGAGGCGCGGAAATTGCTGAGGCGTCCGCCTTTTAATGAGCCTAGCGCCGAAAGGAAACAGTGGTTTATCCGGTGCGATGCGCTGCTGGAAGCCCTCGCGGATAGACCGTAAGGATTATACAGATATGGCGATGTCAGAAAGGCTCAAAGAGATACAGGCGATACTCCGCGCTGCATCAGGGGTTTTCGATCCCATCGAAGAGGAATTGCCCGAAGATCCGCCCACCGAAGAGCCAGATAAAAGCAAAGATTCCGCCATGATCGATTTCATGGCGCAGCACGCCTGCCGAGTGTTTCAGCTAGTTAAGGGCGGCGGATGGGTAGTAAACGGATTCTGGGCGCCTGGCGACGAGGACAAGTTGGTATGGCTCGACGGCGAATACCTAACAGCTCGGACTGCGATCACAGCCGCGATGCGGCAGGCCGAGGATATGCGTTCAGATTTATCTTGATATTGTGACCATTGGTCACTATTAGTCCTTGGTGATGTCCTGCGTAAACGTGATGCTGCCGCGCATGATGGTGTATTTAACGGTGCTCAAAATCATCTGCACATCGTAGTAATAGGTGCCAACCAGATCCGCATTCGTGGTTGTAATTGGAAACTCAACCGTTCCGTTGGCCGCCGACACGATTGTTCCCGTAGACTGAAATTCATTAGCCGTTGCATTCGCTGGCGACTCTTCAGGGTCTACTGTTAGCAGGAAAGTCGCTCCCGTGACGTTAAGCGGCGAGCCGTCCGTGTCCGTTACCGTTACCTCGATGGGGTACGTGTCACCTCGAATCCGCGAGAAGTTAACTGTTGCCGTCATAGTCCATCACCACTGTCGCTTTGTTGGAGGGAGCCCTAGCGATCAGGCTTGTCGATGGCTTTACCGCCGTCGCTACCTGCCTGGGCTGGATCGCTGTGCCAGAGTTTTCAGGCTTTACCGCCGTCGCCTGAGCGACAAGACCATCGATCACCAGAAGATGATCGAAGATTCCCGTATCAAAAATGTTCGTGTCAAAGATCCCGCCACTCATTCCGTAATGCCCGCCGCCGCTTCAAAGATGCCATCCACCTGTTCATCGGTAAGCCCAGCGCCTGATAGCAAGGTGTTAATCCACCTTTCTTGTCGATTCACCGATGGCTTGGATTCCATCAGGATTTGCAATCGCTCGCGCTGTTTTGGGGTGAGCGCCTGTATTTCCGTCCGCACAGCCTGATCGTGTCCCCCGTCAATCAAAGCAAGGCGAAGCTGATACAAGTCAACGCGCATTTTTGCCCTACGATCAATGGCGCGCTGTTCCACCTCTTCCGTCGATAGATTGACAACTCGCCACCGCTGCACGAATCCATCGCCCTGCGCTTCGATCTCGCCCGGTTCCACTCGCTGAGTTTTGCGATCATAAACAGGCTCGGGATCGGCCGTCATTCGGTAAACATCGTAAATCGCCAGTAACTGATCGCTTGGATTCTTAGGGAATTGCATCTTAGGACTATCTCGGCGCAAGTCCTCGAAGCTGTACGGAACTGGCGTGCCGTCAATAATCCTTACTTTATCCTTCACGCTGTAACCTCCAAACAAGCCCCGACAAATGAAGAACCAGAGCCAGAATACGATAATGTTGTCGTCGGCAGTTCATCGATTAGCCCCGCCCGGTACAACAGGGAGCAGTTGATATTGCCCACCACCACGCTGGAATTATTGGTGTAAAACGGATCGCTTGGGGTGATGGTTTGCGACACTCCAGACGTATTGGCAAAAGTTGCGTGCAAGACAAAGCTGGTGCCGTTTTTCACATCAAGGAAATCACCGTCGCGCAGTTCTGCGTTTGATGTGCTGACATCGGCAGTCCTGCTGGAAAGTCCGGTACCGCCCCACGTTCTAAGAACCACGTACGTCACCGCTTCCGTGTTCGTCCATGTCGCTGTCTCCGAACCACTAGCCGCCGTTTTCGTGGCAATGTGGACGTAGTAACCAGTAAGGCCCGCAGACAGTTCTGTCGTCCATCCAGCAGGCGCGGATATGGCGGTATTTGAGGAACGGTAGCCTATGCCCACCAGCAGATCGCCTGTCGTGTGCGTCGGCAATGCGGTGCCAGATGTAACGTGCGAATAGCTGATTAGCGATATAGGCGTCTCATACAACGTCACCTGCTCGCCAATCAGAAGTTTAGCGGACCCACTCATGCAGGCGTCACCGCAACACCGGGAACGGACAGGTAGACCTTGTTGTTTGATTTCCAGATTACGACGATGTTCTCGTCGGTGTCGTCCAATACGGGGAGGGTGCCGATGATTTTATCGACGTTCGCCCAATCGATGGTATAACTTGATCCATCCAGTATGGAGATAGTCATTGAGTCGCCGTTAGCGAAACTCGCGAAAGTCGGTGTGCTGTTTCCGGTGAGTGTCCAGTACTTAAACCCCGTGCCCGATATTGATGGATTGATTCCTGTAATCTGAGTATCGGGTTCCCGGTTAAGAATGCCAGAAGGCAAAGGTGTCTCGAAAGGATCACCGTTGCCGTCAAACGCGAAAACGGTATTACCCGTCGCCGTCGCAACGAGGTTAGCGTTCCACTCCGCCTTTCCCACCTCTCCATTACCCTGATCTGAGCCCGTGACAACGTAAGCGTGTTTAATTTGAATCGCCATAAAACCACCTTATGGATCAAACATAATTGCACTGAGCGCGTAATACTTCGGGGTATACGATCCCGATGCGCTAATGTCGTGCGTGTGCGTGATGCTGTTGGAGTGAGCAAAAGTTGTAGTTTGATTCCCCGATGTTGTCGCCGTCGCGCCCTGGTGATCGTGGCCCACTGGCGTACTCGTCCCTGAAACCGCGATGGTGTTATCGCCCGCTTTCTCGAACTCCGCGCCCTCGGGCGAAATCTGGATAAAGTGATCCCGCAGATCAGGAGTGTTTCCAGAACCGTCGCAGAGGATCCAGCCGGGAGGAACCGTGCCGCCATCCCATAAAACAATCATTCCAGGCACTAGAGGGTAATCCACAAGCCCGGACCACAGCGGGACGTTCACGCGCTTGATGTTGTGAATCACCTCTAAACTAAACGCGTGCGTGTGTTCGCCGCCACCTGCTTCGTAGTCATACCAGGTATTGATTACTTGCAAGGTGTCAAGCGCTCTTCCGGTAGGGGTGCTGCGATGAAAGTGGTAATCGTTGTAAGAGCCGGAGGTAAACGTGAGAAACTGCGGCTGGTTCCCAAGTAGCGCATTGATTGATGACGCATATAAAAGCCGATTTGATTCGCTCACAACTCGCGTCAATCCCGCCACCGACAGATTTGACAGTCCCATGATGCGTAAAGACTTCGGCACCGAAGTTGCGGTCGTGCCCGTCTTTTTCACCAGCCTGTGCTCGCGCCTCGGTAGGTTCAGCGTGAACTGCCCCGTTGAATACGTGTGGGAGTGCACAAGGCCCGGCGGGAAATCCGGCAGGATGGCATTACCGGACCCGCCTTCCTGTTCAAAGTACAGCGCACGAAAATTGCTGTAGCTCGGATTTGAGCCGTGCGAATCGACGGCTGTCGTCGATCCGATGAATCCGGGATGCGTAGCCGATCCACCTGTATCGCCCTCGCTGTACTCATTGCCGGCGCACACAATAAAGCGGCCATTCGCAGCGGTGTACGCTTCCCAGCCGGAAGGAATGGTGTCTCCAGATAACGGCAGGATAGCGCCCACCGGGATTGATCCCGTCGTCGCAGGCACTTCTACCTCTGTGGGATAAAAGCTGGCACTATGCCGCATCCCGGTGACTTGGTACCGCCCCGGCGAAGTCATGCGCACATTCTGAATGCGCACATAAATATCCGTCCCCCGATTGGGCATCAGGTGGCGGATCACCTGTCCTTTTTTCCACTGTATGCCCTTATCCGTGCTCGTCCACGACACGCGCACGCGATTGCGCATCCTCTCTACCCTAGACTGCGCCTTGCTGGTAGCTTCCTCAACTCGCGTGATACCTGGCATGGTTAGCGTGGATTCAATCAGCGACACCTCGCCCTCGTCCACGCCCTGTAGAGATTGAGAGATCAGCGCCTCTGCCCAGTAGGGTGAACTTAAATCGGGAACTGTATACCGTGTGTAGACCCGCGTAGGTGTGTCATCATCGTCCACACCTTCAACCGTCAACGTCCCTGCGACGCAGTTTGCCTCAGTTTCTACACCTGATAGATCAACCGTTGAGTCTGATATGACTGTAATCCCGTTTTCGGACCAGTAGTAAATCAGTTCCGCATACGTCGCCAGCAGATCAAGATAAGACAACGTGGATTGGGGCCTTGTTAGCGCCAGCGCAAGGCGGCACCTGGGCACCAGTCCGTTAAGTAGCGCGTCATTCCAGTCCGCCGCAGCGGGAAGCCCAGAAACCGCGACCCCCATGCCATAGATCGTGTGCGTCGCCAGATCGCCCCAGCACAAAGCTGAATTGGCCGAGTATCTTCGGCAGTTGGCAAACGGATACCCTCTGGGCTCATACTGTGCCGCTGCATATTGAGCACTGCCGATCGTCACACGCAATGAGCGCTGGGTGATGACTCGCGGCCCAGACTCCGAATAGCAGAACCGATTAGATGTTGATTGTGTGATGTCCGCCGCTATCGTCTGCGTCCACTGCTGCACACCGTTGACGTACAAATAGAACGTCCCCGAAATGCGAAAAAGCGCGACATCCAGCTCCTGTGTCGCATCGGGTAACGTGTACTTGTCGCCACTGATTACCAGCGTTGTGCCGTCATAGACAACCACCTGAATCGCGTCATCATTGACGCGAAGAATTAACCCGGCAGCAGGGGTGGTAGTCGCACGGAAAATATCGACGATCCCTGTCTCTGTCGGATTAACGGTAAATTTTGACTCAACGCAAAAATTGACGGTAGAAAACCCGAACCCACCGGATACGGTAATGCCCTCACCCACAGCGCTATTCGTCGCTGCGCCGTTTTCAATCGTGACGCTGTTCGCTGCCGTGAGTGTGCGCGGAGCGACGGACTGATCTGTATTGCTGACAGCGGCATCCCACCATAGGCGAGTAAATGCCCCTGCGGGATCCTCTGACGGTCTTGGATCGTCAACCTTTGCGCCCTTGATGACCGCATGAAAACGCGGCGCGGTAGCAATAGCGCTGGGGTCAATCCTGAACACAGAATAGGCAATTCCCACGCTCCCATCAGGAGTGCTCAGCACCATGTCATCGTCGAAAGTAGCGATAGCGGCCTGCAAATCGCTGTCTGCCGTCTGCCACGTAGTGCCGAGATAATGAGTTACCGTGACTCCCGAAATCGGCAGCTCTTCGTCGTTGATGTAGCAGCGCTCTACACTTTCAATCTCGCCATAACACCAGGCCACCCCCACCACCAGATCACCGGACACCAATCCATAAGCAAACACATCGCCCGCTATGGTGGTCTCGCCGTACACTATCCTAATCGGGCTGTTGTCGGCCGTCGCCTGAATCGTCACCTCTTTTCGCGTGGGCGAAATGGCCGCGATCTGCTGCGCAGACAAGTTGCCGCGTGTTGTCATCGCCGCGACTCCAGGGTGATTGAGTCACCCTCCCAGACAATAGTTGCCCCTGATGCTGGAATGAATGAGCACACGGAGTTGTACGTGTGGCGCGGGGATATTTTCGAGCCTGCAAGTACGTGAGTCACCGACACAGAGACGCGATCTCCGTTAAGTCGTGATGACTTAATGCGCCCGTCCAGCCGCAAGTAACCATCGTCAGAAGTGTATTCCGTATTAGGCGGATCATCTGGGCTCGCAATAATCGCCCATATTTTGCAGATTCCACCACGCCACGCGCCGGATTGGATTTCGCGCACGCGGTCAGGCGTAAAAGGTAGATCGATCGACGCGGATTCCGCATCGCGTATGCTGCGAATCGATACCCCCCCGCCCTGGTACGATCTGCCATCGAATATGAGGGCGCTGCCCGTTGATAACAGCTCAGAAATACCTGAATGTTGAATCTCTACCGCAAACAGCGGCGCCGTACCTGTAGACTCGACTAAAGCAATTTGTGAGGCAGTCAGCATCAGGAGGCCGTTGCATAATAGTCGAATGATGCCTCGAACCAAGCCCCGCGCTTGATAACCCGTACGCCTGAAGTCACCCGGCCCACATAATTTTGACCGTCCAGGGTCATGGAGATGTCTGATGCTCGATTTGCTTTTATGAATGCCTTAAGGCTGATGTAGTCTACCTGTGACAGCGCCGCGATCTCGCAACGGATGCGTTCATGCGTGAGTTCCCCCAACTTGCGACTGTGCAGCGTCCCGTCGTCCATGTAGTCGTGCGCTATGTTGTCCAGCACATCGATGGATGACCGCTTTGCGATGGGGTACGTCGAGGGGAATGGCACGCTCATAGTACGGTCTCACCTCCTGCCGGAACTGTGACTTGAATACCCTGAGATGTCAGCACCTGCACATAAGCACCGAACTGTTGAGTGGATGTGTTGAACTGCACAGCGGCATCATTGAGCCTTTGCACACCATCCTGCAGCAGTTGGCTTATCTGAAAGTTAAAACTTTCCGCTTCTTCGCGGATGCTTTGACGCGCTTGCTCAAGTTGCGCCTGCCCAATCGCATTGGCCGCTTCGATGCGAGAGGCGAACGTCTCTGCCGTTTCCGCGTTGGCGTTATCCAGCGACTGGAATATTTGCGTGTTCAGCCGCTCGTAGTCAGCCAGAGCGCTGCGGATTTCCTGCGGGTCCACCAGGGTAGACAAGCTGTCGAAGATGTCCTGCGCTTCACTCTCTCGCGCCTCTCGCAGTTCTTCCTCGTTCAGAACGCTTTGCCGGATGTACTTTGCTGAATTGGCGGTAAGCACATTCATTTGCGACGATGCGTCGAGGATCATCATCGTGAGTTGATAGGCGGCCTGCTGATTCGCATTCAGAGCCAGGCTTAGATTTTGCGCAGACTGCGCGGACCCGTCATAGTTATCAATCAGCGCCTGCAAGGATTCGGCTTGCCGGAAGTATTGCGCCGTAGCAGTCTGCTGCCCGTTGTTGAGCTCTTCGAATGCTTTTACCGCCTCATCGACCGGATTGCGCTTGATGGCATCTGAAAGAGACACCACGGAAGAAGCGAAAGAGACGACTTCTTCCGTGGTCCCGTCAAACGCTGAAATCAGATCCTTTAAAGACTGAGGCAGGTTTGTTTGCCTAAGAATTTGATCGAATGCGGCGTCAAGGAAGGCTTCCGTGTCCGAGCCCGAGAACTGCTGATCAGCGACGAATAGGCCGTCGCGATTATTGACCCCAACACGCAGCAATCCCTGTGCGCCGACAGCCTGACCAAAGGCTGACAGCACTTGTGAGAGAGAGTCCAGGCCACCGGCTACCGCCTCACGGTCACCTGTGCCAAACAAGCCGCGATCAATAGCACCACCTCGATCGAAGTCCAGCGTCTGATAAGCACTGGCAAAGTCCGGCTTGCTGTCGCCAAACAAGTCTGTAATGACTTTCTCAACACCCGAGCCCACAAAAGAACCGATCGCCGCGCCGATTGGCCCGAATGCGGAGCCCGCAAAGCCGAGAATAGTTGATCCGATTCCCGATGTTTCACCAAAGACCGCATTACCAAGAATGCCACCAGCAATGCCTGCTCCGGCATTTAGCGCCATGCCCCCGGCACCCAATCCGGCAGATGCGCGTGCGTTAAGGCCCAGCGTATCGAGGCCCACCGCATAGGCGCCATCGGCAAGCAGATTGTACGCCCCGGCGCCTAGCCCCGTGAATCCATTGGCTACAGCACCAGCAATGCCAGAGAAACCGCTCGATAGCGTCGAGCCTACGCCGGCCGCAGCATTAGATGCCGCCGCACCAAACCCGCCAGCAGCTCCTACATTCAAAAGCACTTTATTTCGCGCAAAGGCGTAGATGACCTCGCCCAGCGTATTCAGCGCCAGGTCTTTCAGTCCGTCAAAGGACAGCTTGCCATCGCGCAGCATGTCCGTAAAGAATCGAGCAAAGGCATCGTCCATGCGCTCCGCGCCGCGCTCAATCGCCGCAGCCACCGGGTCCGCCCTATCACCCAGGTCTTGCAAAGCTGTCGCAGCGGCCTCGCTAACCTCGCCAAGATTGGCCGTTGCCTGTGACGCTTCGGACGATCCGTCAACGATGTCACGAAACCACGGCGACTGCGCAAAGGCCGCCCAAGACTCGCTCGCTGATTCCGCGGCGAATACTGATGTGATTCCGAGGTCTTGCATGACGGAATCAAAAACAGCAATCTGCCGGGCAGATTCTTCCGCCTCTGCGGCCAACTGTGCGACCTCTTCCGCTGCCTGTCGCTCAGCGGCGGCAAGTGCTTCGGCTTCGGCGGCTGCTTGCTCAGAGGCTTCTGCGGCCAGTCTTTGCGATCTCGTGAAATCTTCCTGAGCGCGCCTTGCATCAGCCAGACGCAACCGCGCCTGATCCAGCTTCTCTGTCAGCTCGGCAACCCGATCAGCTGTGCGCCCCCACGTTCCCAGTCCCGTGTTGAGCTTCTTTTCAAGGCGCGCGACTTCGGCCTCAAGTCGCGGAATGTCATCGTCCGCGATTTCACCCAATCGAGCGGCCAACTCTTCGCCAAGCCACTTGGAAAAACGCTGCCCCGCGGTGAGCGTTTTTGCAAACCATCCACTAAGGTCCAGAAGGCCCGCCGCCAGTGACTGAATTGAGCTGCGGAAGCCAGGGTCTGCAATCAGAGCCTGCGCGCTGGCGACAGACTCCTGTAGCGGCCCGGTGTCCACATCGCCCAGCGCATCGTTCACCGAATTGGCAAGCGCCTGCATCGAGCGCCCAATGGTCATGGGCATTTCCGCAAACTCGCCCGCAATGCCATCGGCAGACGCCAGTAGCGCAGTCGTGACACGCTCTGCGGTAAGTTCGCCTTCGCTGCCCAGTGCGCGCAATTCACCGATGGAAACGCCCAGCCCGTCCGCCAGAGCGCGAGCAAGACGCGGACTGTTCTCCATGACGGAGTTCAGCTCTTCGCCTCTCAGTGCCCCGGCAGCAAGACCTTGCGATAGCTGCAATACAGCGGAGTTTGCCTCCTGCGTCGATGCGCCAGAGACGACAAAGGACTGATTTACAGCATTTGTGATCCTGAAAAGATCGTCTTGCGTGAGATTCAGCTCTTCGGTGCTGCGAGCCAACCGAGCATACAGCGAGATCGTTGACTCCGTGGCCTGCCCGGTCGCGTTGGAGATCGACAGCGCGCGGCTATACACCGCGTTAAGCTCTTCCTGCGAATCGGTGACCAACTTCAACTGGCCGCGCATGTTGGCGAGAGAGTCGGCAGACCGGATCGTCTTTTGAGCGAAAGCCGTGATTCCAATAGCGCCCAACAAACCACCAAAACCCTGCAATCCCCGAGTCAGCCGCCCCACATTGGCGTTTGCGCGCAGAAACGCCTGACCCATGCGCTGCGTGCCTGTAGCGCTTTTCCCTTGCGCTCCGGTCAGCTTCTCGAGCTCGTCGCGTGTGAGCGACATTGATCGCACCGCATTACGGGAATCACCCCGAATTAGCAGCGTTGTCTGATACGTTCTCTGCGTCATTGATCACACTCAAGGCGCCAGCCTCAATCAGACGAATCTGATCGAAGGTGCGCGCGCGGTTTTTCCGGCCTTTGACGGTCTCGCGGACCACCGCCATGACGGCGGCGTAGTCCAGCCCCTGGTAAAACACTCCAGACATGCCGGGAATGATTCGCCATTGGGTGCCGAGTTGGTCAAACAGAATAAAGGCATCCCAGTTATCGGGGTGCACATAGAAAGGTGGCGGGTGCGAGGGTTTCTTGCGTTCGGGGAGATTGATATAGGCGCTGCCGTCGTCCTCGTCCAGCTTTGGCCCTCGCCTTAGACCTAACGCCCAGCGGCGCCCCGCCTCTGCGAGTTTTTTTCCAGCGCCGCCTTGCCAATGATCGCCTGCATGATGCCCTCGATCACAGCCTTGCGGTATTCGGGCGCCTGCATGACCTCAGCCAGCGAGTCGTCATCGTAGGGCACTTCCTGACCGTCCGCGCCCTGCAGCCCGTGCCACCCCTGCAGGTAGTCGCGTATCAGCTCATCGTCCGAGACCTTGCCCGTGTCGATGTCCGACAGAATGGCGACCTGCTCATCATGCAAAGGTTTCTTGGATTTGATGACAAAGGGCACTTTCTGGGTGCGCCCGTTGTCAAGATTCACAACAGCCTCGACTTTTACCTGAATGCTGTCATGTACACCTTTGAGAATGCCCATAGTTCATTGCCTTGTGTAAGTGCCTGGCGGAATGAATCGCGCCCCCTGCCGCCGGAGAACCGGCACCGCCAGGCAATGAAACGAAAACAGGGAGCGCGAACTGGTTTACTTGACGGTCAGCAGAACTTCGTCGTCACCGGCATCAGGCAAGAAAAGTGCATTGGTCTGGTAGCCCTGCTCGCCTTCGATTTCCGTTTCCGACAGCCCTGACAGTTGCACTTTCGGCGCGTCAAGCTGAATGATGTTGCCACCGGTCGATCCGTGGATAATCTGCAGCGGCGTCTTGCTAATCGTGCCGAGATGAGACTGCACGAGGGCCATGATGTCTTGCGTCGCAATCGTCGGCGCGAGAAACGTCATATCACCCGCCGGTGCACGGTCGACATACAGCACCTGCTCAAAATTCACCAGGTCAAGGTGCGGCGTCTCGGCGTTCATGTTCAGCGTGAGGTTTTGCAACTGAAGATCCACGGAGTTCAGCGTGCACGTGCCGGTGTTCGTGTTGTTCACCGGCAGAGGGTCTGAAAATGCCGACACATCCGGCGTCACCGGCGTGGCCGCGGCAGGCTTGTTGTACAGACCCACCATGCGGAAGTTCATCTGCGGGTAACCACCCGTCGAGAATGTGAACTCAACAGAACCTCGGCAGCCGGTGATGATCTGCCGCTCGCCGTCGCGGTCATAGTAGATCGTGACAGCCTCGAAGTTGTCAGAAACCGGCGCGTATTGAACATCGACGCCTACGTCGATAGTTTCAGCAAACCCACACGCACGCAGAAGCGCCCCGTAAGCCGGCGCAGTGCCAGCAGTGCCAGACCCTGCAAGCTCGACAGAAAACTCCACCATGCAATACGGCGCCGTGTTGACTGTCTCGTCGCCTCCAAGCGTTGCCCGGTCAAGGTCGCGTGTCACGGTCGGGCCTTCATACATGCTCCGCTGCAGTCCGCTGGTAAGGATTGCGTTGATAGCTGCCGGCGTCGGATCAGTGCCGTACGTGCTTTCGATCTTCACCAGAATGTACTTCTTACGTGCTTTCATTGCTTGGTCACCTCCTTAGTGGTGCTTTTCGGCTTTTCGGTGGTGACCACCGTTCCGGTGCGCTCCCGCAAAACGGGTACGCCGTCCTTGTCTTTGACATAGCTGCCGCCTTGTCGGGCCATCACTACGCTCCTTCTGTGATCAGATGCCTGGTGTTAAACGTCTGCCTGTAGGTGAGAACCCCGGCCTTAAGGTCAACCACTTCGCCGCCGGAATACTCAAATGCGTCGTATTCGTTGAACGTCCAGCCGAGCGCCGCGGCCAGAACAGACGCTTTGTGTGTTTCATAGTCCGCAATTGGACTAACCAGCACACAATTAACCTCTTCTGCCACTTGCTGGCGTACAAAGTTATCTATGCTCGATGCGTTTGTGGTTTCGTCGCCCGGATAAATAAACAGCTTCGGAAGATCGTCGGTGTCGTCGATCGGGTTTGAGCTAAATGCGTATTCAGCAGAAAAGCTAAGCTGTGCATTCATGTGCGCAATAAATTCAGTGATCACAACACACCTGCTCTTCGGCCGAGATAAAAATCCAATCGCTGTTTCAGTATTTCGTCCGACTTGCTTTCCATAACCCGATCAGCCGCCGCCCGCGCGGATCGCGTACTGACCAACTGCGATACACTGGGTCCGGTCAACTTCTTGATGTCACTGCGCGCCCGTCCGGTGCGAATCCAAATCAGCCAGGCGCCAGCACCGCGGCCCTCTTCAGATGTTCCCGCACGACCACGACCCCAGAAAGCACCCTGTATCAGACGCTGACCGCGAGACTTCACAATTCTTGCCTTCGCACCGTAGCGAGTGCCGCGCCGGGTTTTTACCTTCGGGCGGTTTCCACGAGTCGGCGTCCGCTTGGACGAAAACCGCGGCAGCGAGGGCCGCTTCGACTGATAGATCAGCAGGGTTTCATGCGATTCGCGTTTACGCCGTGCGACTCTCAGAGCCTGATTAACGCCGCCCTGCGTGATGTTGTAGGTCTGTGCGATAGACTTGGCTACAGCGTTTTTGACCGGCGTCCTGAGTCGCCAGGTCGCATCCGATGCCGCCCTATCCACAAGCTGCGGGTCATACACTCGGTAGAGCTCATCGAGGTTAGAAAAAGAGATCGAAATCACCGGGACGCCTCGAACTCGTAGGCATACCCGTTATCAAGCAATCGCCGCCCGAGCGTGTACGTCACAAAGCCTTGCGAAAGCGTGTCCCCCCGCTGCGGGACAATCGGTGCATCTGTGTGTGCAATGCGAACCACGAAATCCAGCATCAACACCTGCCCCGATTCGTCCACGGTCTCCACGTCGCGACGGATAACCGCGCGCACATCAGACCGATGCGTGTTCAGGCGCTCAAAGGTGAAAGTGTCACCGAACACGCCCGAAAGCGTGCCGGCAACACCCTGAGCCAGATCATCGAAGCTCATTACGCGGTCGTGTCACCGCTGCCAGGCAGCAGCTTGACGCTGACCAGTGCGCCGCGATCGTCCTCGATCGCAACAACACCGCCCACGTTGTCACCAGACGCCGGCGTGTTCGTATCAACGAACTCAGACGCAGAAGCGTCCCACGTAAGCGTCATGCCCTGGGTGATGGTGTCAGCCGCATTGCACGCGACCTCATACACGCCTTCGATGTAGACAGCACCCGTGGCGCCGTTGGCGATGTCTACCGCCGCAATCCCCACCAGGTCGCCCACGATAACCACATCACCAGACGATACCGCGGTGCTTCCGTTGGTCCACTCAATCGTGGATCCGTTCTGAACAAAGTTCTGCATGTCAGTGTCTCCTTGACAATAAAAAAGGGGCCGAAGCCCCTATGCGTTCCGGGTCAGCGATTAAGCGCCGGGATTCTTGTACAGGCCGCGATAGTCGATCGCCTTAGCCGCAAAGTCGTGGCGAGCCTTGACCTTGATGCCGTCCACATCGAAACCTTCCTGAGTCTCCAGGTACACGCCCTGATTCCCCTGCAGGTAGCAATACTCGATCGTATCGACCTGCATGTAATCGGCGGCGAGATACCAGGCATTGCCCGTCAGTCGCGGCTCAATGACCGGGTTCAGCGATCGCATGGACTGCGGAATCGCGTTGCCCTGCTGGTCCGGCGTGATGGATGTCAGGAACTGGTCCAGCGCCGTTTCTGCATCGGCACCCACGATGATGTGCCGCGGCGTGACGTTGATCAGGCGGCCTTCCATGCCAGTCTGAGCACGCATCGCAGCGCGTGCCGCGCCGACCGTGGTCACGGAGATCGCCGCACCAGCGCCGGCGAGGTTGCCGTGGTCGGCATGGAACAGCGCAGTGCCGTCCTGCAGCGCGGCGTTATCGACCGGGATCGCCCAGACGAGATCCGACTCCAGATCAGCCGCAGCGCGGCCGAACATCACCGGCAGACGGCCCAGCGCGTCCATATCATCGTTGATGATGGTCTGGCGCGTGAAAGGCAGGATCTTGCCGTAAGTGGCGAGCGAGTAAGTTTCCTTCTCGTCGGTCACCTTGCCGTACTTGAACTCGCCGCCCTCTTTCACTTCCTCGAGGGAGGGAGCGCCGGACAGGCGCACGCGATCGATCGCGCGGAAGTCCTGCGCCGTAGCCTGGCGGAAAACGCCCACGAACGTACGCGGCGCGTTCTCGTAGCCCATCAACAGGCTGCGGTTCATCGTGTTGGCGGTGATGCCCACGAAATCAGACGTAGACAGTGCGCGGCCTGCCAGTTCCATAGCACTTAGCCCGCGAGTCTGCACACCCTGGCGGACCAGGAGCTCTTCGCAGACACGCAGCAGCGTCATTCCCTGGAACTCGGCGCCGTTGCCGATGTCATTGGAGACACCTGCGCGAAAGGCAAGCGCGTCCGTCACCGCATCCCGCATGCGGGTGACCACTTCGTGATCGGTGCGGGTACGAACATCCGTGGCTCGAATGGCCGAAACGTCGGCGCTGTCGTCCTGGTCCGCAATGGCGTCGATGATGCGAGCACGTGCGGCGTCGATGGAGGCACCCTCTTCGATGAGAGTGTCCGCCAGATCACCCGGCAGGCGAGCGGTGCGAACGGCGCGACGGATTTCCGTCACACGCTCACGCTCACGCCTTACGGCCTCATCAGCGATTGCGCGAGAATCCGGGGCAGGCTCTGCCGCAGCAACCACCGGAGGGGTGCCGCCATCGCCGCGGGTTTCAGTGTCCGGTGCGTCGGTGGTCACCGGGGCTTGGTCCTGCTCATTTTCAAGAGACATAGTTGTCACTCCTTTTGTGGCCCCGATGGACCGGTTAATTACTGCCTGGCTTGTAGGTTGTTCAGACGATCGGACGGTCGCCAGATCGTCAAAACCGATGGGCACAAGCGAAACCTCCATCGGCTCCCAGTCAATGGCGCGCTTCACGTCAAGCTCGCCTTGTTTTTCGGCGACGGAATACTCGTGCACGAGATATCCGACAGAAACATGCGGTAGAACACCATCGCGTATGTCCTCCAGGATCGGCGATACGTCCTCGCGCTTGGAAAACTTCACGCGGATCATAAGCTGGCCGTTTTCCACCCATGCCCGCTGGATCGCGCCCAGAACATTGTCGATTCCGTACTGATTGTGCGAGTTGAGAAACGGCGCACCATTGTTCAGCCGGTCCATGCGGATTGCGGATTCGCTGATCTCCAGCTCTTCGTAGTAGTCCTCGCTCCAGTACGGGCGGCGCAGACCGCGCGCCCCGGTGCTGGCGATAAAGTCAACGGTACGATTCTCTTCGTTGTATGACGCAGCCACCGGCGCGGCACGCACATCAAGCATCGGCATCGTCTGCGTCTCTACAGATTCAGGCATTGTTGCCCTCCTTCACGGCTTCAGTGATCTGATCTTCGATGTTGTTGCCTGCCATTGAAAATTTCCGCGGGTCCCAGTCAAACGCAAGATCGCGGTTGTCGACCTCATTCGCCCAGCGCTCCCACTCGTCCAGCACCTGCTGCGGGTTTCGTCCGCGCATACGCACAAAATCGGGATAAGACAGTGCACCTAGCCGCATCTCTTCGCGCAGGCTCGCGATTTCCTGCTTCGGGTCCAGCAGATCACGATGCGGCGCCGTCCAGGTCACTCGCACCGGTTGCCGGATGCCGCGGGTCGCAGCAACACCTTCAAGAAACCAGCTCATCTCGCGCTGACAAAGTCGCGGGATCACGATGTTTTTCCGCCACGCATCAATGTTGCGGTAGAACGCCAGCCAGCCCATCCGGCCCGAGAGGAAGGTGACATTACGCAAGTCACCGGTCAGTGCTTCATAGGGAATGCCAAGCCCCGCGGCGACCGTCATCAACTGAGCCTTATCAAAATCACTCATGCCATCGACACCGGGCGGCGAGGCGAAAGTAATTTCCTTTCCCGGCGGCAAGGACTCAATGCGCCCCGGCTCAATGTGATCAGTCACAGCGCGATCAGCCGACCGCGTGCTGGGATCGGATTCATAGATGAATGCGGTGTAGCAGGCTGCGATCTTCTGCCTGAGCTGATAGGCGTCCCGCGTGTCAGCCAGGTCGCGCAGATCGGTCAGGATCGGTGCAAACCAGCTTGCGCCGTGCACTTGGCCCGGTCGATCGGCGCGGTAAGCATGGCTGAAATACCGCGACAGCACCCGTGTGGTACTGCCCGCATTGCGAACACCGATCACGAACATATCGCCCGGATGCTCAAGGTACAGATGGCACGCCACCAGCTCGTCGCGACGGTCATACTCTTTACCGGCAATGACCTTGCCGCCGCCTTGCGCCAGCATGCCGTCGAGGTGCGAGGCAAAGTAATCAGGCTCGAGCACCTGAACCACGTAGTTCAGCGGCAAACCGTCTCTAGCGCGACGGCCACGCATGCGAAGAATCGCTGACCCAGATTCGACAATGCTACGGAACGCAACAGCTTGCCTTTCGTAAACGCCGCCAATCTCGCCGGCACCGCTGACGGATTCCTCGACATGCTCCTCCCAGAGCTCCTGGTACTGCCGGGCGGCTTGATCACCGTCTGTCTGAAACCCCGGCACAATGCCGGTGCCGATGGTGTTGTTCGTAAGCACGTTTACCGCGTTGGCGGCATGGCCGTTATCCCGCACCATCTGTCGGGCGCCACCGGACAAGCCAGAGAAACTGCTGGTCACTTCGGCGTTGGCCGATGAACCCGGCCGCACCCATCCATCCGTCCGGCGGCCGGTCTTGGCCGCTTCGTACTTGCGGTACACCTGAAAGGCTTTCGCGTTCTGCTCGTACTGCATGCGCGCTTGCAGGCGGCGATTCGCAAGCCCCGGCGCAACAGTCAGCAGCGCCCGCTCAATCAGTGGCGGTTTCTCGCTCACGTATCAAACCCTCTGCGGTGCGTGGGGTACGTGACGTTCTGCGTCAGGCTGCGCTGCCCGAGTTCCGTCTCCATTCGGATCATGATTCGTTCCATATCCGCCACAGACCGATACTCAACACGCGAGCCATCGGGGAGGACCGCGATCAAAACCCCACGGGCATACGCATCCCTCAGCGCGTCTAGCTGATCTTGTGTGTAGGTCATTGGGTTTCCTTCGGGCACAAAAAAGGCACCCCGTAGGTGCCTGTGCGAATTTTCTGTAGGTATTAAAAAGGCGACCGAAGTCGCCTAGTAAAAAAAGATGCTTATGCCTGCCTTACCAGGCCGCGCCTCGCCGCGCCGAGCCTCGCCGTGCCAATCCTTTCCTGCCAATCCGCGCCCCGCCGTGCCTCGCCTCGCCTGCCATACCGATCCAAGTCTGGCCGAGTATCGCCCTGCCATGCCTGCCTATTCGGGCGGGTACTTGATCCCGTTCTTGATGCAAAACAGCTCCACCAGTCCGGGCGGCATTTCCCGATCACCGGACTCGTATCGCTGCCATGACCTTTCGGCAATCTGAACGCAGCGCGCAGCCTGGGCTATTGAAAGCCCAACCCCTTTGCGCATTTGCTTGATTGCCTCTGGTGTCATGATCTCTGTTGCCTGCCTCGCCTATCCTTCCAAGCCCCGCCAGGTCTCGCCAGTCTGAACCCGGCCTCGCCACGCCGCGCCTCGCCGCGCCTCGCCATGCCTGCCTAGACTATGCCGCCTGAGCTACGCCCTCAATCTGAGCGCGCAGCGCGGCAATCTCGCCTTCAAGCCCGACAGAATGAGCCACATCGTAGGCGCGCTGCAATGCAGCATCCGCCCTCGAAAGCTCAGACAACAGGGCCCGGCGCGCCTTTTCCGTATCACTGCGAAGCGATACCGTGGACACGTAACCCTGCTCTCGGCGATCACAGTCCGGGTCGCGGACGTAGCCGATGGCGGTCAGATGGTATTTAGTCGTCTTGATCTCGATCTTGACGGAGCGAATCAGGCGCCGCGCCTCTTCCAGATTCCACTTGCGCGCCGCTTCCTCTGAATCCCACGTAAACTCAGAGTGCAGCGGGCTTTCAGGGTCACGCGCATCTTGCAGGACGATATCGGGAGTCAGAGACCCCCGAGCATCGTGCAGTTCCTGCAATCGCTGCCGAACTTCAAGCGATGCGCTCATGCCGCATCCTTCCCGCCGACTATGGAAAGGCCGCGATTGTCGGCTTCGTCATCAAACCACGACAGCAAATCTTCCGTTTCCTGGTCATAGCAGACAGGATCGCGCATCGCGGCAATCTGGTGGTCCCTGCCGTACGTGTTCAGGATTGAGACGAAGCGCTCGTCATCTTCTGAGACAACCTGGAACTGTCCATAGTTGCCAGACCCCTTCTCTGGCCGCCAGTCGCCGACGCCCTGGATCAGCCCAGCCGTTGCCAGTAGATTGGCAACCGTCTTGACGTTAAGCACCGGCTCAACAAATGAAACCGTCAGCTTGCAGGCCCAGTGCGGAATGATCGCCCGAGACCTGATATCAGGGGTCTTGTTCATGTCGGCGGATCGCGTTACCGACATCAGCAGGCGCACGTCACCATAAATGGGTACTCGCTCACCGTTCACCCACAGCAGTCGCCCGAGCTGGGCCTTGGTAGCGCCAGGGACATCGACCCCCGCACCGCGAATGGCGGCCTTGAACGCCGTCGCCAAGTGCTCTATCAGGGTTGGCGCACCGTCGTCCTGATTGGTGTAGGGAGAATCCCGGAACTCCTGATAGGGGTTGTGCTTGAGAGACCGCGCTTTTTCCGCCGCCGTCTTGCGACCCTTCGGCATCAGCAGCTCGTGCTTTGCCTTCTCGGACATGCGATTCAGGATAATCGGGGTTTTGCCGAGAATGCAGAAATCCACACTCCCAACATCCATCTCTACAACGTCGATTGACGCTGATTTCTTTTGTGCTGCCATAATCTTTACTCCTCGGCTGAAGCCGTAGACTGTGATGTGCGTGACCTAAGCCACACCCCAACAATAGCGACCATTGGTCGGGATGTCAACTCCAAAAGCTCGATTTCTTGAAGCTGACGCCGTTGCTCTGCTGCGTGTCCTGCTTTCGCTGAATGCTCAGGGCCTCCCGTTGACGGTCCCAGTCCGCATCCTGCCAGCGGTCAATGCCCTCGACCGTTGCCGCCGCCCTCGCGTAATTGCGGCAATCTAAAGGCTCATTGCGCTCCCTGATCTTTTCCCACGTCCGCACAGAATGACCGGTGCGCTTTTTCGTCGTAACCAACTGCTCAGAACACAGCCCCTTGAAGTAGTCCGACGCATACTCAGGAAACTCGCACCACCCTGGCGGCAGCGGGTCTCCGCTCTCTTCCGTGGGTCTCTCCAGCTTCAGGAAGCTGTATATCTCCTGCTTGAGCAGCCCGACACCCACCGGCCAAAGGTTCACCCCGCGGCGAATCTTCCGGCCCGAGTGATTCACATCCACAGACTTTGGGACGCCGACGATCGAGGACTGGTGATCGATACCCTTAATCGGGATTACCTGCGGCTGCTGAAACTCGCGGCAGAAGGTGTAAACCGTCTGTGTTTGAAAACCCGAATCAACCGCCGTGCACGACAGGGACAGCTGAGCGCCAGACGGATGCGGCCAGCGCTCATCACGTACCAGACGCCGTATCGACTCCCACGGCCCCGCCGACGAAAGATCCGATGTGTCCCCAGGAATCACCCGATAGTCGATCGATTGCGAATGCTTGCGCGGCCCCCAGCCCACTACCTCAAGCTCCAGGCGATCCGGCTGGACATCGATGCCGCAGGTCAGCAGCGCCACCCACTCGGCAGGCTTGTTGCGGTGATACTCACCACCCCTCGACCGATCATAAAGCGGTTTCCACGGCGGCACATCGCCGGCCTTCTCCCACACCCGCCCTAGCGTCTGGTTCCACCAGGTCTGGAACTCTGTCGGGTTGTCCTTGCGGGCAAAAAAGTCCCGCATGATCTGGCCCCACGTTGTCATCGGGCTGTAGGCTGACCAGATGTGCACCGCGGCGTGCCGTGGCGCCCTGACCGGGCTGCCGTCCAGGTCAGTAAACTCGATGCCGTCGTGTGTCTGTATGTTCTTCTCGGCGTCTCGATACACGCAGTCCGACTGCGCCGCGTAGGCTTCCGGCTGCCCGAACATCGCTCCGCAATGCTCGCAGGCGTACTTCACATCGTCCAGATTGTCGCGATCTTCAACAATCAGGTTTTCAAACTTGAGATACTGCAGCCCTTCGCATTCTGGGCAGGGTATGTAGCACCGCAACAGGCACTCTGCCTTTTCAGCTCGCCTCGCGATCAAAGATCGATACTTAGTCGTCGGGGTAGACCCGCAAATCATCTTGCCGAAGAATGAGCCTTCGTTGCGCTTCCTGGCTAACAAGTCCGGCCGGCCTTCGCCCTCGACATCCTCGTCGAACCCGTCGAGTTCATCCAGATACACCGTGTCGGCCGACTTCTCGCGAAAGTTCTTGCCCGCGGTGCCGCCCATCACCCACAACTTGCGGCGATTATCAAAGGTCTTGTCCGTCTGCGTGTTGCGCGGATCGTTCTTCCGTCCATACCAGCTCGCCAGATCCCGCACCGGCTTTACATCGCGGATCATCGGGTTGACGTGCTCTTTCATGAACCCCGCCGCCGCGGAATCAGTCGGCAGGTACGCAATCTGATTGCGTTTGCGGTGCTCAATCATATAAGCCACGCACGCCATGAGCATTTTGGTATACCCAACCCGCGCCGATTTCAGAATGTCGAGCTCTGGGATTGCGTCATTGCCCATCATGTTCAAAGGGACACGCTGATAGGGCAGCGTCAGCCAGCGGCCCTCAGAGTACGAGGATTCCGCCGACATGAAAAAATTGGCGTCCGCCCAGTCGGCACAGTTGACCGGCGCCGTCCTGGCAATCGCGCTCAGCGGAACACTAACCGCCGCAGCATAGCCTTCAGCCCAGCGTGCGGAGATAGTCATCGTATGTCCGCTTGACCCACTCTTCGTCCGCAAGCTCCGCAATCTGATTGCCGACCGTGGCCGCGGCTCCGCGCACCTTGTCAGCCTGTGCCGGCGTGATGCCGGACTGCCGGATCAGTACCGTGGGTATCGAATCGATGTAGGCTGCGATGGCATTAGCCAGGCTTGCCAGTGAGTAAGACACAAACTCAAAGGGCGCGGTCTCATGCCGCACCATCTTGTTTTTCTCTTCCTGTGCCTCAGCCTGGGCGCGGGTCAGCCGCCGGCGCTCATTGTCAAGCTCCAGCTTGATGCGGGCCGGGTCCATATCCGGATCGACATCAGAACGCTCTGCCAGGAGCCTTTTCTCGATCTCTGGCGTAACCTCGCGAATCACTCGCTCGCGGTAAACTTTCAGAACGTCTTTAAGCGTGTAAAGGTTTTCTTTGCCGACCTTTGTGTGCGGCACCCTCCAGTTGCGAAACGCGGTAATCGATATTCCGATACTTTCCGCGCACTCGCGAAGGTTTAGGAGCGCCTCTCTTCGGTGTTCGTTATTCCTTTTTGTCATAGCGGGTCATCAATAACCCTACTTACTGGAATAATTGATATGTAG